CCTGATAAAACAGCTTCGGTAGGCTTTGAAGGTGGTGATTCAATCTCTAGTCCAAAAGATTCTGGTTCTGAAGCAGGTAGAAATTTATTTACAAAAAGTTCAGGAATCATGAGCCAAGCTCCGGGGATCTCGGGTCCTAATGTGGACATAGGCGAAGCTGGGTTGGAAAGGGCTAGGGAAATAGCGGAAAGAGAAGCAGCTATAAAAAGATATCTAGCAACAGGACCGAGAGATAGAGCGTATTCTGAGAGAGTAGATCTTGAACCATTTGGTGGTAGAGGTGATCCTCTTGTAGGAAAACAATTCCCCACTGGCTTGGTTGATTCATTAGATTTTATTAATCAAGAGGGAGGAGACAGAAACTTTCCTTTTAATATAGCAAAAGTACTTGGCGCACCAGATGATAGGCCTGATGTACAAGCTTTTGTTGACGTAAACAAACGAGCAATGGATTTTATTAGAAGTGATACCTCTACCCCGCGTGAGGAGATATATGGCGACATGACTGATCCGTTGACAGCGGCTAAGTTTCAAGAAGCAACGCCAGAAGAACTTGCTATATTAAGACAACAAGCGGACGCGGAAAAAGCCGCAGAAGAACAAGGATTTTACACGGAAGAAGATGAGGATTTTGACCCAACATTAAATGCCTCTCAAAAAATTGCAAAAAAGTTTAAAGAACGAGTTGATATACTGAAAGAAAAAAGAGTCGGCAAGAAAAAGGTTGAAGAGGATCAAGGTTTCTACACTGAGGAAGATGAAGAGATTCCAGTAGAAGGCCCTGAATTACAAGAATTACTAGAAGTGCCGTTTAATCAGCGTCCTTCAGTTAAAGAACCTGACCCAGAGCCAGATGGTTCAGGAGCAAATACACCAGGGTCAGATACACCAGGGTCAGATGCATCAGGTAAAATACAAGAGAATCTAAAAAAGAACCCGAAAGATCCAGCAGGAGCAGTCACTAAATCTACCCTAGATGACGAGGGCATTGATACGAGTAACATGTCTCTAAAGGAAAGAGTGAAGTCTATGAGGGGCGTTCTTTCCGAGTTAGTAGGAGACTCAGACGAAGATAAGAACGAAGAGTTTTGGCTGGCTATGGCTAGGATCGGGTTTGGTGTTGCCGCTGGTGAAGATTCAAGTGCATTGAAGAACATTGCTGATGGTGTGCTAGGCGGTATTAATGAAATGGCAAAAGATCGCAAAGCCGATAAGAAACGTGACGATGATTTTACTCTTGCTGCTTTTGACATGGTACGTCAAGAGGATAGAGACGCTCTAAACTATCAAAGACAGATAGGTTTGATAGACGCAAGACAACGTTCTACTCAAGATGAAGACATCAGTAATGCGTTCCGTTTACAGAAAAATGCTTATGTTAAATCTTTGACAGACATGGTTCCTAAATATGGCACAGGTTCTGATACTTCTATAGAAGAACTAAATAAACAAGCCACGGATCTTGCCTTTCAAGACTTAGCCACTCAGTTTAGTCCAACGGTTCTTAAACAGTCCACATTGTATCAAAGTCCTAGCAACAAGACATTTATTGATAATGCAATAGAAGCACTTAACGCTCAACAATATTTGTAAAGAGGCTTAAATGGCAACAGTAGAAGAGATAGAAGCAGCCATTGCTCGAGCGGAGTCTGATAACAATGAGGACGCGGCAAACTATCTTCGCAAACAATTAAATCAAGCCACTGAAGAAACGCTATCTGAAACCGCATTGCAAACAGAAGCTTTAATTGATTCTTACGAAGGCGTTGGTACTGAAACATTTGAAGGTATTTTGTCTGGTCTTTTAAACGCTAGTGAAGGTGCCTATAGTGTGTATGCAAGCGTAGTTGATCCAGAAGATAGTGATAAGAAAATTAAGAACTACGCCGAGACAACAGACAAGATAAGAAACTACCTATCGATTGATCCGCAAGGAGTAGCTGGCACAGTCGGTGAGGTTGGTGGTCAATATGCTATTCCTAGTTTAGCCGCCTTACTAGCAACTGGTGGGGCGTCTCTACCAGTTCAACTAGCCGCTTTAGGCACCACTGATTTTATCGTTGCTACGGACGACTATACAGGGATTGCAAACTTTTTTGACAACGCTCCTGAAGTATTAAAACAACAAAGCTTAGATGGTTTAAGCGGCAAAGAAGCTTCAGACACAAGAATCAAAAACAAACTAAAAGCAGCGGGTGAAGGTATAGGACTTGGCATTGCTCTTCCATATGTAATTAAAGGAGCTTCAACAGTTGGAGGAAAAACAATTTCTGCTATTGGAGGTATCCCAGTTGTAGCACCAGTAGCGAGAACAGTTAAAGCAGGAGCAGATAAAATTTCTTCTGGGTTTGGGAAACTAGAGGAAAAGAGAAGAACGGGCGAAGATTTAGGTTTATTTAAAAATACTTTGGTGGACGTTCTTTCTACTTTTAGATACCGAGGAATTTTGCCAGAAGAACTAAGTGACGAACGTTTGTTAATTGGTGGGAGAAGTCAACAGTATATAACAAAAGCAGAAAAATCTGCTCTTGAATTAGAAAACAATATAGATAAAGTATTTAAACGTGGTGCTCAGATCATGGTCAGCGGAACCCGAATGGATCGTGAGGGTTTTCTAAAAAAAGTAGAGGATGTTTTAACTGCTCCTGACGCTAAACAAGCCGATAAAGTAATGGAGTTTTTACCTTCTTCTTTGAAAACTCCATTAACAAAAATGAGAACTGATCTAGATGAAATAAGACCTCTTGTTCTTGAATCAAATTTTATAAAACGAAATGATTATTTAGATGCTAAAACAGGAGAGCTGTTAAGCGAAGAGATAAACAGAAATGTAGGGGACTATTTACGCAGAAGATACAGGATATTTGAAGACGTAAATTATCAACCTTCCGCACAAGCACTAGAGACAGGGTTAAGAGGGTTCTTGGGTGACAAAACAGCGACTGCCGCACAACTGCAAAAAATAGCTGACGATCCTTTGAACAACCTTTCTAAAACAGACCTAGGATTGTCTCCTGAAGGAGATCTAGTCGGAGATATTACGAAAGAAATGGCAGAATTAGCTCGTGATAATTTTCTAAAAAATAACGCCATAAAAAAAAGAAACATTGCTTCTAGACTTGCGCCAAGTCGAATTGCGTCTGAAAGAATTGCGCCAGGTATGTTTATAAAAAGAGTTGATTTACCAGAATATCAAAAAGCTTTATTGGGAGAAATAAAAAACCCTTTAGAGTCTTACGTTGCTACAATGGCAGACATTTCTGAATTTTTAGCCGTGGATAAGTTTCAAGGTAAACTAGTTGATCTGGCTCAAAACAATCCATTATTTTCTAAATTTATCAAAGACACAAGAAGCATGACCCCTGAACAAATCAAAATTCTTACAAAGGACGACGGCTATGTAGTCTTAGGAAAGCAGATAAAAGATCCCAAGGCAGACCTTGGACCAAGTGAAGCGTTGTCCGAATGGGGAGCTTTAAATGGTTTTGCTGTTCCTATGCGTGTTTATAAAGATTTAACCAGAACCGTTTTAGGTGACATGGGGGTGATAGGTAACGGTATAAGAGCAACCTACTCTGGTTTCCTTCGAGGAAAAGGTGCTGTTCAATATGGTAAGACAGTTCTTTCTCCAATCACACAGGTTAGGAATGTTACGTCCGCATCTTTGTTTGCTCTTGCACAAGGAAACATTGGCTCTGGAGCAACTCTAGGTGAATCTCTTAGAGTAGTTATGAATGGGTACAAGAAACTTCCTGATGATGTACAGGTTGCCAAGTTTAATCGAGCACAAGAGCTAGGTATAACAGGCACACAGACACAGGTTGAAGAAATAAAAGCTCTTCTTAAAAAAGGTTTTGATCCAGACGTATCAACTATAAACGGGGTACAGGTTGGTAGAAAGTTTGGATCTAAGTTTGGTGACACTGGCGTAGGTGGAGCCTTGATGGGCTTTGGTAAGACGGCTCAAAACTTTTACACCGGAGGTGATGACCTTTGGAAATTATACAACTGGACGTTTGAACAAAGTAAAATAAAAAAAGCTTTAGATAGTCTAGATGAAGCTGGTAAGATTGCTGTTCTTAAAAGCGTAGACGATGCAAGTGCAAAAACAATAGTTTCAAACCTTCCTGAAAATAAATTGTTAAGACAAGAAGCTATTGACAGAATGACGGAAGAGTACGCAGCTAACATCGTTAGGAATACAGTCCCCAACTATGCCAAAGTTCCTGAGTTTGTTAAGTCATTGAGAAAAGCTCCTGTTGGTAACTTTATTGCTTTTCCTTATGAGGTCTTGAGAACAGGTGTTAATACGATTTCCACTGGTGTAACCGAGTTAGCTAGTGCCAATCCAGAGATACAAAAGATTGGGCTTCGGAGATTGGTGGGAGCAAGTGCCGCTTTCTATGGGTTTGAAGAGTCTTTGAAAAAACTTTCTGAGTTAGCAACAGGTGTTAGCCAAGAAAAAATGGAGGCATATAAAGTTGCAGCGGGTGCTGATTACGAAAAGTATTCTACGTTATTAGCAACAGGACCTGCAAGAGCCGATGGATCTCCTAGTTCTTATGTTAACATGACTTATACAAATCCTTATGGAATGTTAACCGAGATACTTAACGCAGCGACTACTACAATTGGAGAAGGAAAAGCTTTAGGAAAAAATCCTGCACAAATCACTACAGACGCGGCTCAAGAAGTATTGAGTCAAGTTATGTCTCCGTTCTTCGAAGAGTCTATTTTCTTGGGAGTTATTCGAGATGTATTAGATCCAAACTCTAGTGTGCCTGTGGCTTCTCAACTGGCTCAGTATACGGGGGGAAGAGCAGGACGTACTATTACTGGTGCAAAAGTTTATAACGCAGAAGACTCTCCTGGCGATAAAGTGGCTAAAAGTTTTCAACATATTGTTGGAGGTATGTTACCTGGGATTTCTCCTTTTGAAGTTAGAGGCGGAGAACTTGAACCCAAACCCTTATTACGAGCCGCATTTCAAAAAGCAGGGTTAGGAGATAAGTTAGGAGTTGACCCTAAAAATAGACAAGGACGTGAACGTAGTATTCAAGAAGAGCTTGGCAGAGCTTTTACAGGGATTCCCACCACTCCAACTAATATAGAGAAGTCTCTGTACTACAAAGGCCAAGGTATGTTGTCAGAGCTTCGTGATGCTAACAACATCTGGACGAGTGTTTCACAAAGAGAAAATGTACGGGCGGAGGATCTCCTTACCGCATATGTTTCAGCCAATGAAGCCAAGTATCGTGTGATGAATAAATACAAAAGAATTTTCGATGCTTATGAAAAATTAGGTATGAGCAAAAAAAAGATCTATGGCACTCTTAAAAAAGAAGGCATATCTGGAGCAGAGAATATATTAAACAACACCTTTGTTCCCGTAACAGTTAGCGAAACAATACTAGGAAGGTTAGCTAGAAACGAGAGATTAGATAGGCTACCAGCAGATGAAATAATTCAATTGCAGAATACAATAGCGGGAAGACCCTTTGGTCAACAGTCTTTGGGAATACAGGAGCTAGAGGAATCTAAAGCTCAACAGAGAATAGAAGAACTTAGTAAAAACTATTCTGACTACATGGCTGGGGCTAGAAGAGCGGAGGCTGAAGGTAATTTAAGTGCTGCTAAATTTTTAAAAAACAAAGCTGATAATTTGTTAAAGTCTGTTCCAAAAGAAGACAGAGTTAACATACAAACTACGGTGGAACCAACAGTAGATCAGCAACAAGCACCTGTTGGTTCTTCCCCTGCTCCTGTGTCATCAGAGCCAACAACCCTGCAACAAATACAGGATAAAACCAGAACTATACTGGGCACAGCAAGCAATCCAATTTCTGCATTAAGAGATCTAGAGATCTTCAGAAGCAGTACAGACTAACTTTCGATCTCAATCCTAACGCCTTTGCCCCCGAACATCCTAACCAGTTCGTCAGCCGATCCCTCTGTTTCCTTTAGGAGATCTTCATCGCCGACCAGTGCAGCTAGGTCAATGGCCCAACCCACAAAGTCCATGAGTGATTCGACCTGCATTGGATGCATGTCCCTCAGTCCAAGTGTTTTCATATCTGGTTCAATCATTCTACTTCTCCCCAATCTGGTTTAATATCTACGTCAATTCTGGAAGGGACCTTGAGTGGTACTCCTGTTTCCATTAGTTCTTTTATCTTTCCCACCTGATCTTGGTTCTCTATGTTAAAGCATAACTCATCATGAACCGTGAGCATAGGAGTAAGTCCCTCGTTGTAACAATCAAGCATCGCTTGCTTTGTTTGATCGGCTGCTGATCCTTGAATCAATCTGTTCAGTGCCTTGTAAGTAAAGGCCCGTCTAATCTGTTTTCCGTATTCCTTCTGTGCTTCGTCGTGAGGTAAGGGTTTACCTACTCCGAAGGTGACAGGTTCCCAAAGGTGAAACCTGCACTTACGGCCCAGTAGAGTGCGTATCTGACCGTTGTCTGATGCCTGTTTAGTAGCTAAGTCAGCTAGTCCTTTAACAAACGGCACCTTGTCCCTGTGTTGTCTGATCAAACTCTTCGCATCATCCGCAGGTATGCCTAGCTGATCTGCTAACTTTGCTACGCCCATACCGTACATGATGCCAAGGTTCACGGTCTTCGCTTGCTTTCTCGTAATCCCTGCCAGATCTGCCACCATCTGATGGAGATCCACGTCCCCTGTGTTGAACTCATCCACGATGTTATCAACCACAGCATGGCGTAGGTGTGTAGGTACGGACGCTGCAAAGTGCACCAGTAACCTCGGCTCTTGGCTCGAGTAATCAAATGATCCCCACTGGCAACCGTCCTCCGGTATAAACAAACCACGAATCATCTTCTTGATGTCGGGATCTCGCGCAGGAATTTGCTGTAAGTTTGGGTTGGAAGATGAAAATCTACCAGTGACCGTGCCCCCTTCGTCTCTTCGTGTGGAGTGTAACTCTGTATGTATCCGTCCGTTGTGCTCGTGGCGCAGTATGCTATCGATAAACGTAGAGTCTGCCTTATCAAACTCACGTAGTTTAACCAGTGTCTGGCAAATCTCAGAAGGGTGGTCATTGAGCCAAGACTTTGTAAAGGACGGAGCATCTCCAGAGCGGCTGATTTCTTTTTCCTCAATCGTGCCGTCCTCTAATTTTACTTTTTTAGTATTTATCTTGAGCGGTGTCCTCGGGTATTCCATGCCCATCTTGTCGAACATTTTAGCTATGGATGCAGAGGCCCAGATGTCCACTTCCATCCCTGCTTCTTTCTCTATCTTACCGCGCAGTATTTTGGACTGCTTGCGAATTATCTTCTTGTTCTTGTCTGCCTTGTCGAGATCCACACGCACACCGTTGGTTCTCATGTCCAACATGCAGGGTATAAGATCCGTCTCTACATTCCAGATGTGCCAGAGTTCTTGCTCCTCGAGTTGTACCTTCAGCGCATCCCATAGTTTAAGTGTAGCAACTGCGTCTTGCTCGGCATAGGCACCCACATACTTAGGCGGTAGCTTGTACATCTCTGCCTTTGGATCTACGCCCCACTCCTTGGCTGCTGCCTGTAAAAGCCTTTCATTCTTTCGAAGCTGCACGAAGTCTCGAGACATTGCATCAAGGCCAAAGGACCAACGGTTCTCGTCCACCAATGCACCAGTAATCATCGTGTCAATGATCCTGCCCTGTATCTCTATGCCCTCGGCCCTCATCCAACCTGCATCGTAGGTTGCATTGTGCATAATCACGTTCATGTCAGGCACCGCCATCTGTTTCTTCAACCACTTGAGTGTGAACTTCGGATCTAGATTGTGTGAGTTCTCATGGCGGATAGGGAAGTACCCTTTGTATTCTCCTGCTGCCACAGCTATGCCAATGATGTGACCGTCCTTACGTGCCCAACCTGGCCCCAGTGTTTTTATGTTAGGATCGTAGGTCTCAAGATCTACAGCCACATCTTTGTAGCCTGTCAGGTCTGGATACTCTGGCGGTATGTTCCAGTCCTGATCTATTAGATCTAGTTCCCCTTTGATCTGATGGTGTAATGCACTGCCAAATAAATTACTTTGCATTCTTCGTTTCCACTCTAGCTAATATTTCTTCGTGCCGAGGCAGTAAGATAGAAGGTTTGTCGTCCCCCCTGCCACTGTGCTCTGCTCCAAGAGCCGAGTACCCACACTTGTCTACCCATGAATCCTGATGATTGATGTTCTCGACAAGTCTCGCACTCTTTACCCAGTCCATCATCAACGCCACATGCGAGGCGGTCAGGTGTCCATGACTCTCCATTGCCCCATCTACGATGATGTTCCACCCCGAAGCAATTCTACTATGGTTGTCGTGTGCATCACCGTAGTCCTTGGCCCTCTGTCCATTGATTAATTCCTTTGCTGTATCCAACACTTCATCACGTTTCATATCGTGTACCTGTAATTTGTTTTTGCTTGTAGTAAGTAGAGACAATGTCTTGCTCTGGTTATGCCGACGTAAAACGCTCGGTGCTCATCGTCGGGGTAATCGCTTTCGCTACACGCCTTGGTTGTACCTAGATACACCAAACAGTTGTCATCCTCACCACCCTTCATGGCATGAAAAGTAGACAGATTGATTCTAGGTTCCGACAGCAAGTCATCTCCGCGTCTTGCCATAGCTGCAATGTAATCTTGCTCCACTGATCCAACACGTAGGACTTCGTATCCACTATGCTCTGCTCCTACCAGTAGCCCATATTCCTTTTGCAACTCCTCCATCGTTAACTCCGCATCAGGAGCCAACACATCTAACCTCTGTGTAAACCCACGTTTAACCACTGCGTTCTGGCCCTGCTTGGGTACAGACGAATACAGATCCTTGATCCTTTGCAGACCTACCTTCTTGTCCTGACACAGATCACTCCATGTAAACAGATTAGAAACCAGTTTGTTTGAGATGCTCGGCCTACCCTTGATAGAAAACTTAAATCCCATCTCCTTTATTTTCTTTGCCATGTCATGGACGAACCCATTGGTTCGAGCCATCAAAGTCCACGACCCTTCGTGCAGTGGTGCATCCTCGAGGTGGTATATCCACTCGACAAGTCCCTCTTCTTCCCGAGGTTTGAATACTTTCAAATGCCGATCATCAATCCTGTTCGCAACAATCTTCGCTAGGTTATGCACAGAACTTGGGATTCTGTACGATTGATCCAACACTTCTATGTTATCCGTACAGTTATTAAAAAGTTGCACATCCACCCCTGTCCATCGGTGGATCGCTTGGTCGTCATCCCCTGCAATAAACACCTGATCAGCATGGTCCGCAATCTTCGACACCATCTCCCACTGCATTGGGGTAAAGTCTTGAGCCTCATCAACAAACAGATAGTCCAAACTCGGTGGCTCCCCAACCTGAATGTACTTGTCGATCATGTCCACATAGTCAAACTTGTTTGTGGATCGTTTGTACTCCTCAATCTGATTGTGTAACTGCACCAACTTGGGGTAGTGAAGGGATCTATCAGACGCTTCATTGTACTCTTGATCCAAAGTTACCATGCGTAAACGCGCACGGCCCACCATCTGTAGGTAGTCGGCTCCCGATCCTCCAATCGACGGCACTGCTAAACCATCATCAAGTGCATTCGACATCCTACCTTCGAACGTCAGACCTACATCACGGCCCACGTTGTCGTAGTCTTCCTTGTTCATGATGTCCGTTACCTGTAAACCCAAACCCCTGAATCCAAACGAGTGGCTCGTCCGCATAAACGGAAAGTCTTTCGGCTCTAACTGGAACTCGGCGCAAGCACGGCCCACCATCTCCTCAATAGCCTTGCGTGTAAAAGATATAACTCCAATGCGAGAAGGACTTGTGCCTTGGTCCAACGCACCACGGATCTCCTCAATCAAACGGTAGGTCTTACCACAACCAGGTGGCCCCAATATTAATTTAGCTTTCGGTATCATATTCTTTTCCCCTTGGTCTGGTGTTAACCCAGTCCTCAATCTCTGTCAGAACCCAACGGCTCGAGGATCTTTTGTTTGTCTCGTCTCCCAAGACAATAGGTTTCGGAAAGTCTCCGGTCTGCGATAATTTATATATGTAGGATTTCGAGACGCCTAACATCTCGGCGACCTCACCCACTCGCAGCAGTCGATTAGAATGGGATTTCATTGCTATACTCCTTTACAGGTAATTCTATTTCTTCCTCTTCAAACGCAGGGACAAACCAACAACGCACGTTTGTTCTTACTTCACCCTTTGGCCCACGCTTAACTATGTTTTGTTTTGTTGAGTCTCCTCCCAAGTCTCGTATCATCTGGGTTATCTGTCCCCGACTTGTAATGTTAAACCGTCTGTTGTGTAAGAACTCGAGTAGTCCTTCCAGTTTAAACTTGGTGGTCCCTGCATCTGTCCAAGGCTTGTTCATTAGAATCTCTTCCGGTGCCATGGCTCTGATGTTACTTGTGCAGTATGTCTCGAGCAGATCCTTGAATTGTCCCGATATAGTAAGTTCATCTGGCACATCGATATACGTTGCCTGGCTCATCAAACCATTGACCATCTGCTGCCACTTCTGTTGTTTCGTAGTCGAAGGCATGAACATACATTGCTCCATACAAGCACGTTGCCAAAGCATTTGGTTCTGCAACTGCTCTGTTGAAAGCTGTATCCGTGTGCCGTTCACATCCATGAAATACAAACGTGGTTCAGACAGCATGATCGTTAGACCACCAACCTGTGGTGCATCCGGTGCATCCTGACCTATACCGAAATTAGCCAGTACACACATAGATGGATCGCAGTACGACTTGAACGGTTCTTCCTTACAAGTGTACCCCCAGTCTTTCTTCTCATGCTGTTTGATTACGGTCTGCACCTCTGAGGATGGAAGGGGCGGAGAGAATAACGTTCGGTTGTATTCCTCCAGAGACGCTTGCCAACTGTCGGGAAACTTCTTCTTGCAGTACACACCCATAAAAAACAAAAGCTTGTTCCTTGGTGCTGACTGTGGGCCATCTGCAAAGATGTGTCGTAAACATGGAGGCCCATCTTCGAAATGTTTTCTTACAGATTGAGTAGCACGTATAGCCTCCAAGTCAGATAGGTTCACACTCTTGTTGTCTATCTCTGTCAGGAACTCATCCAACTCCATCGCTTCTATTTTCTTATTGTAGCAAAACCTTTGTGGCATCTCAGCATCAAAGTATGGCATGTTAATAAAGTTACCAACATCTCCACGCTCGGCTATGATCTTGTCTTGCTTCGGGAATATCTCACATCCACTGTGGCCCAAGAGTATTGCCATCTCTGTTAGATACTCTCTAGCTACAGCAGCAGGTTCCCAGTCTTTTAGGAACACATACAAATGTGCACCCCCCGATTTAGATCGGCAGTGTAGTAAGGGGAGATCCAACTTGCAGATCTTCTCCTGTAATTCTTTGTGGTTTAGATCGTAGACATCTACATCGATGGCCCCGAACTTACACATGTTATCTTCGTTAATCGGGATGGCCCCGACACCTTGCTTGCCGTCGATGTGCCCTTGCACAATCTCCTCAGTCAGTGGCTCCCGAACGATCCTACTCTTGCCTTCGGCCTTACCGTCACGTCCCACTCGACCAACGGTAGTCGTTCCATGTGCCGCTGCTGCACCCATATAGGCAGCAAGCAATCTTTTTGCTTGTGACATTTACTGCTCCTGTGAAATAAAGGGAGAGCAAGTGGACTACCTCACTCTCCCAAGGCTGCTTAAAACGGTATTTCTTCTCCGTCGTTATCAGAAGAACTAGAGGTGGAGTCTCCATGATCCTCTGGCGCAGCTTTCACTTCACCTGCGGCTACACTGTCACGAAATGACTTAGCCTCAAGCAGTAGTTCTCGGTTCTCTAACAAACCGATCTTTTCGATAGCGTAGTTGAACCACGTACCTTGGTCGTTCGACTCTTCGACAGTGGTAAACTTCCACTGAGTACCAAACAAAGGTGGCGTAACCAACTGACCAGTCTTTGGATGCTTAACTTTTTGCATCGCAATCTGTGTCTTCCAACGACGGCTGACCTTCAACTGGCTAGACTTCATGTCCACCACAACAGGTTGAAAAGAACCCTCGTCATCCACAATCAAGCAGTAATGCTGATCTGATTTTACCAATTCGTTTCCGCTTGGTAGGATTTCTTTCGCGCCTTGACGCTCGGTCTTTGTCAGAACTGGATCAGTCGCAGCAATCTCTCCACGAAACCCACCGCCTTGTTCACGAGGTGTGAACTCTAGGTACTTGGTAGTCTGATAACATGGGACAATTGAAACACCATTATCCCCTGTCCAATGTTGCTTAGTCACAGTGTTAAACATATCGCCCTGCTCTGAGCCATCAATGTACTCAGCCTCACGCTTCTTTAACTGTGGTGACATAGCTTGCAGGATACGAACGAACGGAATCTGCATCTCCGAACTATCATACGCTGCGCCTTCCCCCGCAAATTCAAATATGTCATCCATGACATCGGTAGAAACTGCGGTCTCTTTTTTATTTGCAACTGCATTAGCCATCTTTATTTCCTCCTTAACTGTGCTGCATTTGAAATGAATGCCCCGAACATATCGAGGTCAATAGGTTTACCATCCGTTACTCTCTCCCTTACAAAAGCTTTGAGTGTGGATGGATGTACATGGGTCTTGGTTGCAGGGTCGAATCCTGCATCTTGTAAGATAGCAATCACATTCTTCGCGCTGTTATCTTGACCCTTGCCGAATGAACAGGTGACATCGTTCTTTATAATATCATCGCATCCATTCTCACGCAGCCATGAATAGGCTTCGTCTTTCCGATCCTTCGGGATCGAAGCACTGACAATCATCTTGCGCTCAACAGTAAGACCGTCTACGTCGAGACGCTCTACCCCCATTTCATCCATGAGTGCAGGAATGTTTTCTACAGAGAGCCTATGCTTCTCTTGCTTCAGTGCCTTTACGTGGTTCTCTGCATCCTCGATTTGATTCTCGACTTTGCGGAGATTTTGAACCAGTTGACTTAATTGTTTTCCGGTTCCAGTATCGACTGACGACAAGGCTGTCGATTCGTCAAACATGTCTTCAAATATATCGTTCATAAGTTTTTCCTCTTCAGGGTTGATTTATGTAGTAGCCTCGTGCTATCCACATGGAGGACAATAGTGGAGATATATGATGACTGTCAACTACAAATTTAAAATAAAACCATTTGACCACCAGATCACGGCACTCGAACGTGGGTGGCAAAGACCAGAGTTCGGACTGTTCATGGAGATGGGGACTGGTAAATCAAAAGTGCTGATCGACAACTTAGGTATGTTGTATCAAGAAGGGGAGATAAACTTTGCTTTGATCATCGCGCCAAAGGGTGTGTATAGGAACTGGACCTCCAAAGAAATACCAGAGCATATGTCAGACGACATACCACATCGAGTAATCCGATGGGTAGCATCACCAAACAAAACCCAACAAGCAGAGATGAGATCCGTTGGTGAGGCATTCGAGGGACTTACAATCTTTGTAATGAACGTCGAATCTTTTTCCTCGGTCAAAGGTAGAACCGCAGGGGAATGGATGGGTCGTACGTTTGGACGAAATGGATTGATTGCTATCGACGAATCAACAACGATCAAGAACCATAAAGCCAAACGTACCAAAGCACTAATGAAGATAGCTTCTGCTTTCAAGTACAAAAGATTACTGACGGGTTCTCCTGTAACTAAAAGCCCTATGGATCTGTATTCGCAGTGTGAGTTCCTAAGACCCGGTCTCCTGGGTTACGATTCCTTCTACGCTTTCCAAGGCAGATACGCAGTGGTGCAAAGAAAGACTATGGGTAGCCATGCTTTCCAACAGATCGTAGGCTTTCGAAACCTTGACGAACTGACGTTCAAGATAGATCAGTTCTCCTATCGTGTACTGAAACAAGACTGTCTGGATCTACCGGACAAGATCTATACCGTGCGATACGTTGGTCTGACCAAAGAACAACGCGATATGTACAACTCAATCAAGCAACACGCTCTCGTTATGTTGGACGATGGTGAACTGTCCACGGCTCCTGCCGTCATCACCCAGATGCTCCGGTTGCAACAGATCCTATCGGGACATCTCAAGACTGACGAAGGTGATACAGTATACTTTGATTCGAAACGCATGGATGCATTGAAGGAGATCCTCGAAGAACACGATGGTAAAGCAATCATCTGGTCACGCTTTCGATACGACATCCAACAGATCACCAAGATGCTGAACGAAACCTTTGGGCAAGGATGTGCTGCCTCATACTACGGTG